TATTGGGTTACTTATGACTGGTGTACCCATTTTCATTACCTCCTCTGTGTCGCTTTTATAACAGACTGCGCCCTACTCTCCGGTACCCAACAGCCCATAACCGGCTATGTCCTGCCACGGATCCTCGCTTCCTTGCTTGCCGTTGGCTACCCGAAATAGCTTATCCACAACCCGGATAACTCCCAACATATCCCGGTATTGCTCAGGTCTAACACCGTCTGGATATAAAACCTCTAAGATGCTACCGCCCCGGTTAAAGGCATCGCCGTACTGCTTGTTCTTCCGATCTACCAATGCGCCTATGGCTTTACCCAGGGATTCGTATTTACCTACTACCTGGTACGGAATAGGCTCGTCGTCCTCCGGCCCGAAACCCTGTCCCCTTTGCGCCAGTTCATACTGCAGCACGTCCTTAACCGTGATTTCCGGTTCCTCCTGTGCTACACTCTGGGTAGCAGACTCCACTTTCTCCCGTTCCGGCTCCTGGTTCGCGGCCGCCGCCGGTTCGGGTTCTGGGGTCTGCCTTTCTGCTTTCCGTCTTTCCCGATCAATCTTACAGCGCAGGGCAGGTGCATCTATTCCTAGTTTCTCTGCCACTTTCGCGGTACTTAGCCCCTGGGCCAAAAGTTCTTGAGCCTGTGGCCATAATGCTTTCCAGTAATATCTAGCCATGATCTTCTCATCCTCCTTTTTCTTTTGGAATCCCTTCTCCCAATCAGTTTTTGATCGATGCCACCCTTCCGGGAAGGCGTCCATGGTGCCGATCAGCACCTTGTTGCCGTCCTCATCCAACTTGTACCGGTAGACCGTTGAATCGATAAACCCCTCCGGCGGCTCTGATTCGGCCGACCTGGTCTCAATAGGTTTGAAATAATTACCCGCGCCTGGCTCAATGCCGTGAATGCTTGTCTCTCTCATGGTCAGACCACCTCCTTGTATGCAGCTTTAAGACTGGCGATCAGCTCTTCCTGGCGGATGTTTTTACCCCTTAGAACCTGCAGAACTCGGCTATCCACAGTCCCCTCCGATAGCAGGTGATAGATCCTCACGGTCTGCTTTTGCCCCTGTCTCCATAGCCTGGCATTGGCCTGCAGATATAGCTCTAAGGACCAGGGAAGCCCAAACCATACGATGATGCTGCCGCCGTCTTGTAAATTCAGCCCATGTCCGGCACTGGCTGGATGGGCGATCATCAGTTTAATTTTTCCGGCGTTCCAATCCTTGATGTCTTTTTCGGTGTCTAATATCCTGGCATTCTTGAATCTCTGCTGGATCCGTTCCTTGTCGCTGATGTAAGAGTAGTAAACCAGGACCGGTTCTTCTCCTGCCTCCTCGATCAGTTCTTCCAGGGCTTCCAGCTTTTTGTTATGGATCACTCGATAGTTTTTGTCCTGGTCATATATCGCCCCGTTGGCCAGCTGCAGTAATTTGTTTGTTACCTCTGCGGCCGTCAAAGCTGATATATAGTCATCATCAAACTCCAGTACAGCATCCCGTTCCATTTTTTTATAAGTTTTAAGCTCCGGCTCGGATAATTTCACTGGTCGGTCAATGTATAGAGGTTCCTCGGTTTTCAGATAATCCTGGAACTTCATGCTGATGCAAATATCACTGATCAGCTGGTCGATCTCGGCTTTTGCTTCCGGACGTAGTTTATATTCGTTATAGCCTGGCCTGGTGATGGTGTAGAAATATTTCCGCCGGTACTCAGTGATGGTTTTCCCTAAACGTTGTCCCCTGTCCAGCAGATAGATCTGTGACCACAGATCCTCATAGCCATTCGGTGCTGGCGTGCCCGTAAGCCCGACGATCCTCTTTATAAACGGCCGGACCAGTCTCAGCTTTTTGAATCTAATGCTTTTATTACTTTTGAAACTCGACAGCTCATCAATGATAACGGTGTCAAAATCCCATTCTCGTTTAAGGGTTTCAACCAACCAGGCTACGTTGTCCCGGGTGATAACATAAACATCACCTGGCTGTTTCAACGCTTCCAGCCTTTGTTTAGGTGTGCCTTTGATTTCAACCATCTGCAGGTCGGACAGGTGCTCCCATTTACTGAGTTCCGTCGGCCATGTATCCTCGGCCACCCGTTTAGGTGCTATCACCAGTACCTTTTTAATTTCTAGGTAGTCGTTTTTCAATTCCTCTATTGCCGTCAGAGTGGTAACGGTCTTACTCAACCTAAGCCCATATCCAAAAACAGACCCGCTGCAGGGTGATCTAACACCCACTGCTTTGCTAAATCCTGGTAATCATGTGGAATGAACTTCATTTCGGCATCACCTCCTTTAGAAACTTGTCCACATCTTCTAGTGAATCCAACCTATAAACTTCAAACCCTAGCTTTTCAAAATCTCTTTTCACTGCCCTTTGCCTGGGGCTCAGATCCTGCCCCGGTCTTTTTAACTCAACAAAATAACATTTCCCGCGGATCAGTACGATCCGATCTGGCACCCCACTATTTCCTGGTGATGAAAATTTATAGGCTTTGCCACCTAAAACGGCAATTCTTAATCTCAGTTGCTTTTCAATATCTCGTTCTGTCACTTTTTTGTTTGTCGGCATCTCTGACTCCCTTAATTTCCAGTTTTTAGGTGTCTACATGTCTACAGAAAAAAGCTCGTCTTTATATATACACGTATTAGGCGTGTATTACGTGTATGTATATACCTAATTTATGTTTTTAATAATATTTAATATATTGTGTAGACATTGTAGACGTTTGGCTGCTAACCGTTGGTATTACTGCGTTCAATGCGTCTACAAAATGTAAAATTTTGTGTAGACATCTGTAGACATTGTAGACATCGGTGTCTACAGATTTAAGATTTTTGTAGACATTGTAGACATCGGTGTCTACAGATTTAAGATTTTTGTAGACGCTTAAAACCTCTCTGTTTTCCATAAATTTTTCCAAATCTCAAGTGCGTGTTCACCTTTTCCCAGCCCTCCAATCCGCGTAAAATGTCATTGATTTCTCGTGATAAAAGCGGAGTCAGCTGCTTGGGTTCTCCCTTAAACAGTTCGCACCATATCTCCATTACACAGGTCTTGTCCTTCCGTAACCCCGCCTCTTCCGCGATCGTGTCAAAATCGTCATTGCCGGACAACCATGCCCGCCGCTCATAAAGGTCCATATCCTCCCAGTTATTCGGATACAACCGATCCAGATATTCAACGATCAACCCCGTCTTGGGGCTATCCTCTGCGTGTGCGCGCTGTTGTTCCAGGGCGTCTTTCGCCGCGATATCGTCCAGGATCAGTGGGTGCCCTTGCTTATACAGCCTGACAGCTTCAGCCCATATCTGGTCGACTTCACCAGGCAGATCGTCAAAGACATCCTTCATCGGCAGCCGGACATAACAGTCTACCGGCCAGGATCTCCTGTCGCCCGTTTTATCCCGTAGGAATTCCCGATCGTTGGAGGTACCGAAGAAAATACACTGCCGTTTATACCGATTTGTCCGGCGGCCGTATGCGGCCCTGTAAACGTCTTCAGATTTGCTTAGAAACAGTTTGGTAGCCTCAATATCTGATTTCCGGGTTGCAGTCAGCTCACCCATTTCGATCAGCCAGACCCCTTGCAGCTGTTCATAGGCTTCTTTGCCGGATACAGTACTCAGGCTGTCGCTGAACCAATCCTTCCCCAGGTAACGGATCAAAGTGCTTTTGCCTATGCCCTGAGGCCCGGTTAAAACGAGCATAGTATCATACTTTACCCCTGGCTGCATTATCCGGGCTACTCCCGCCACAAGATGCGTCCTAGTAACCGCCCTGGTGTAATAGCTGTCCTCAGCGCCCAGGTAATCAATGAGCAGGGTTTCCAAGCGCTCGACTTCATCCCAGGTCAAGTTGTTCAGGTATTCTCTGACCGGGTGGATCCGGTGGCGTTGGAAGAGGACCGATACCGCATCAGCAATTTTCCCAGCTCCCTGCAGGCCGTATTTGTGTTCTAGGAAGTGCCTTACGCCAGCATCGTCATCATCTACCCAGTCTCGGTTGATATGATCAGTCCATGGCAGTTTTCCGGTTATTATGGCCCGGTTTGAGAATTCATTGTAGATCATTTTTCCGGCGACTCTGGGGTCGTTCTCTAGGATGATCACGGCATTATCTATAGTGTTTCGGAGTACGCCTTTTCGGTCATAATCCAGCTTCTTCAGCCAGGCGGTATCAACTTCATCGAATTCGAAGTCGTCTAATACTTCCTGCATTTTCTCTCTGCCCAGCTCTTCTTTTACCCGGTCGTTTTCACTGGCAGTATCAAGCATTTTTAAATAGCTGGGCATTTTGTTGGGCGGGGTATCCTGGCCAGCGTTTTCGTCCAGGTGCCTGTATTTATGGATCCTGACCAGGTCAAAGGCATTACACAGCATGCCGCTAATCGGGTCGGTACCGTGATGGCTGTACGCGAATTTATCTTCATATACTACCAGACCGCCTTCTGTTGAGCCCTCGGCGTAGGTGTACCGGTCTGCCGCCTTGGATGATATGTAAACATCAGATAAAAAAGTTTCGATCGCTTCATGGATCGTATAGGAGCGGCAGAAGGCGCCTATGATTCCCTTCTTGGTCAAAGGGTCTTCCTGTTTTTTGATCTCTGATTGTATACGGATCCCTTGTCTGGAGCTGACCGGCCAGAAGGATGAGTCCTTCCAATCCAAATAAGTATCAAGTACCGTGTCCGGATCCAGCCAGGGCCCTTCCTGGCGCTTGAATATAAACTCGCCGTCAGCTGAAGTGGACGGCCAGTACATCAGCCGGATAGGTTCATAGGTCGTATCATCAAACATATCAATGCCGATATCGTCAGCCAGTTTTCGGCTGATCGCCTGGTATTCATCCGGCAGCACGTTCCGGTCAAGCGGTATGATCAGCCTTAACCTGGGGCTGTTGGGGCTGTGGGAATGTGTCGAATACATCACGATCTCAAAATCGTTGAGCATAACAATGTTGTCCCACAGTTCCTCAGTTGATATGTTTACGCTATCCAAATCTAGTGTGATCAGGCTCCGGTTAGCCAGATTCTCAGCTTTCCGGCGGCCCTGTTTCAGGGCTCCCCCGACAAACCCGCCTACGTCTTTGATCTCGTCCCGGTTCGACTTCGGCAGCTTCTTATACTCCTGGAAGGTTTCCCGGGTCCTGGTCGTAACCTTCAGCTTTTCCACCAGGTCGTTATAGGAGATCTCAAGGTTTTTCCATTTTATTGACTGGCGGCTGCTGCCGACGGCAATCATTACTTTTCTATCTGTTCTGCTGGCTTCGATAGAGGTTTCTGTTTTACTCACACAATCTCACCTCTAATCCTTTTGATAATACTGGCATTCGTAGCCATCAGCTCTTAACGGCAGCCCCGGTGCCCAGGTAATAGGTTCACCCATCAAGCCACAGACGTAAGCCAGGCTTACGTCATCCTCCGGGACTTCAATCACTATCTCATCATGTACGTGCATTACTATTTGATACCCCATCCTATCGACCGCTAACATGGCATGGGCCAGACAATCACGGGCTACAGCCTGTACAATATTCTCGACCAGCTTCCCGCCGTAGGTGTCTTCGTCTTCCCATTGCCAGGTCCTATCGTTGACGGCCTGGAAAGTGATTTTAATGGCTCCCGGGAATCGGTCATCATCAACCACTTTTGGCTTGACGTAAGCAAGCCGGCGGCCGCTGGGCAATTCAATAAACAGGATCCCACTTTGGTAAATTACTTTAAGGTATTTATTGATCTGCACCGTGCTACGGTCTGTTATTGCTTCGATCACTGCGGCCTCAGTATCACGCCAGAACTCAACAATCTTCGGATTGGCTAGTCTCCACTGGGTAATGATGGTCTTCAGTTCGTCTTCACTCAAATCACCGGCACCCATTCGGATCAAGGCACCTACTCCGCCGCCATAACCGCAGGCAAGTTCTGCAACTTTTCCTTTTTGCCGGAGGGGATCACCTTTGTGGATTGATTCGATCGGCACCTTAAACATAGCTGCAGCTGATGCTTCATATATTTTTCCGTGAGTATTAAAGACTTCTAATCGCCATTTCTCCCCCGCTAGCCAAGCAATTACTCGGGCCTCAATTGCGGAGAAATCGGCAACAAGAAACTTATTGCCGGGTGATGGTATGATCGCCGTCCGGATGCACTGACTAAGAATTTCTGACGGGTTCTCGTAGCACATTTCCATGAGCTCCAAATCACCCGTTTTAATGGTTTTCCTCGCTGTGTCTAAATCGGCTATGTGATTCTGGGGAAGGTTCTGAGGCTGTATTTTTCGGCCGGCCCAGCGGCCAGTTCTAGCCGCTCCATAAAACTGCAGGATCCCGCGGGCCCGGCCGTCGCTACAAACTACATCAAGCATCTTTTGATACTTGGCTATGCTTGTCTTGGATAGCCGCTGCCGGATCTCCAGGGCAAAAACGATATCGGGACAGTCCTTGAATTCTTCTAATAGTTCTTTATGGTTCTTCTTCGTAATGCTGGTCACAGTCTTGCCGGTTCTTGATTTTATGAGTGCTTTAATATCCACCAGGCTGTTAGGGTTGTCTAAACCGGTGATAGCCTGGAATTCTGCAGTTAGCTTGTCGGCTTGTTCTTGATCGATTGCAATAGCGCTATGTACCATGTCAGTGTCTATGAGGATTCCGGTATCATTAATTTTTTGATCAAGCTGGTAAAGCGCTATTTCTTCATCCGGTATCACGATAAACTTCTCCAGTTTGTTTCGTATGCTGCGTTCCGCTTCCACATCCTGAGCGCAATATAATTTGAACTGTTCCCACTCTGTAGGCCGATCTTCCCGGGTATATACTTTTTTCTTTTTTGCCGGTTTGAATAAAGGGCCTTGTTCGCTGGTCGCGGCCCTGGGCATACAGAACAGCCTGATCAGGTTTTTCCCGGTGAACAGCTTTTGTTTATCTTGATCGATACCGACTGCAATACCGACGCTGGCCAGATTACCGGTGAAACCCAGCCGGGCCGCCAGGACCTGAGTACAGTCCCAGTTGACCGAGTTGATACTGAAGTATTTATTTATACAAACTCTTTCAAACTGAGCGTTAAACGCAGTTTTTACAATGCGTCGATCAGTTAGGGCGGCAGCTACCTTTTCAGGCAGCTGCTCACCGTTAGCCAAGTCGATTACTTTGACCGGGTCCTGATCAAAAGCATAGGCAAATAATAAGATTTTGAATGCCGCTGATTCGGCATACTTATGCACACCACATTCAGTCAGGCTTATATCGCTATAGGTTTCGATGTCTACATTGAGAATCGTCATACCTGCTACCTATGACAGGAAGTCATCGTCAGCGTCTATTTCATCGAAGTCAAAATCATCCTCAGGGGAACTGGTAACACCTGCTAACGGCTCACCGTCTTCAATCTTTTGGATACTGAGCAGGCT